ACAAGGACCGCAGCAAAGGCGACTACAACATCAAGATCACCCTCAACGATGGTGATCCAGATGCTTCGCCGGTGATCAAGCCGACCACGTTCTACATGCGTGGCAAGGTGATGAACAACACCGTCGCACCTGGTGCTGCTGACAACGTCGTGCGCCGCAACGTCACCATCGGCATCAACTCGGACATCCTCGAGCTGCTGCCGGCACCGGTCACCCCATAACCGCGCCGGGGTTCCGGCCCCGGCCTCATAGGATTGAACGATGAACAACACTCTGCACGGTACCGTGATAGTGAAATTGGGAGGCGAGGAGTTCACCCTCCAGCCCACCCTGAAGGCTGTACGTGCAATCGAGAGCCGCTTCGGCGGTCTCCGCGGCGCATCAGGAGCCCTGCATGCAGTCGGCGTAGATGCGGTGGCTGTCATCATTGCCGCCGGCGCTGGCCTGGAAGGGAAGGCTGCAGAAGCGCTGCCCGAAAAGGTCTGGCAGGAGGGCGTGGCCGGGCTGACACCGTTAGTCACCACATACCTTGGCGCTCTCTACAACCCGCGAGGTGCTGACCCGGGAAACGAACAAGCCGGGACGGGGTAAGCGCTGTCGAGGACGGCAGCTACGTCGACCGGCTGTACGCGATCGCTACCGGCTGGCTGGGCTGGGCTCCTGATGTGGCATGGTCTACGCCGCTCCCGGAACTGTTCATGGCCATGGATGCCAGGATTGAGTGGGCGCAGATGACCAACCCGTTCGGCAGCGGGAGAAAGCAGGGGGTGAAGGAGAAACCAAGCGCTTCGAATGTGGCCGACAAGCTGAGGATGGCGTTCACAGGGAGAAAAGCGAAGTGATCAGTTGGCTGACTTTGATACCCTTCGCGTTTTGAAAGGGAGACTGTCATGCGTGAATGGATTTGTGCTGGGGCCTTACTGATCCTGGCGGGCTGCGGGGCGGGCGATTCGGAACCGAAAACTGCTTCAGGTTCCTCAGGAGTTATTGATGAGTGGATTCTTGAGGATTACAAAGACAATTCTTTAATAATCGGAAGCGACAAGGCTGATCCGACATACAATAAGTTCAAGGATGATATTTCTCGTGTTAACAGTGAGAAAAATGAAGCTGCTGCGTTGGTGGCAAAAAAATGCAAGCATGTTGTTAGTGTTCTTTTTATTCGACGAGAAAGCTCGGCTGATAACTTGAAATTCATGGTGGATTGCGAGAATCGCGAGCGTTACGAGGTGACAAGCTCCGACTTGGCCAAGAACGGTTCGGTTCGTTCGAATTCCGACAAATCGATAGGTAGAGCTGATGCAATCCAAAAATGCAAGGATTTAGTCAATGCTCAGAATCAATCTGGTGGCTCTTTGAATTTCCATGAACTGTCTGACTCTAGTTATCACAAAGCCCAGAACGGTAACGTGAGACTGGTTCTTGGGTTCGAAGAAACGAGCCGCTCCGGAGCTAAAAGAAATTGGCGAGCGGCCTGCACTTTTGACCCAGACTGGAAAAGCGATCTGACCATAAATCCGATCTGATAAATTTTTGACATTTAAGCCTGGCTGAGAGCCGGGCTTTTTTTTGGGTGGAGCGACCATGGCCGATCAACAAGTACAGGGTATGCTGGTTCAAATTGAAGCAACCACTGCCCAGTTGAGGCGAGAGCTGGCAAACGCTGACCAATTAGTGTCCAAGACCAGTCAATCGATAGACCGGAATCTCGCAACGGTCGACTCAGCGTTTGATCGTGCAGGGGCTGCTGCCCAGAGTGCAGGGACTCTTATGCGAGGGGCATTTGCAGCAGTTGCGGGCGCAGGTCTTATTGGCGGCATCATCAAGCAGGTTGATGCATACGGCCAGATGTCTGATCGAATGAGAGCTGCAGCCGGCAGTGCCGGCGAGTACCAGATGGTGCAAGAGCACCTGATGCAGACCGCTCAAGAGACATACCGGCCACTTGCGGAGGCCCAGGAACTCTACATCCGCACTGCCGATGTGATGCGCACCCTCGGATTCAACACTCAGCAAACGCTCGACATCACAGATAGCTTCAGCTTCCTTCTGGTCACCAATGCCGCTTCCGCTGATAAAGCTAGCTCGGCGCTGGATGCTTACTCCAAAGCGCTGGCGACTGGGAAAGTGGATGCGGACGGCTGGATTTCTATCCAAACGGCTATGCCGACAGTGGTGGAGGCGATTGCTAAAGCCACCGGCAAGAGCACCGACGAGGTGCGCAAGCTGGGCAGCGAGGGCAAGCTCGCTCTTGATGACATCAACATCGGCCTGCTGAAAAACGTTGAGGTCAACCGCAAAGCGGCAGCAGACATGTCAACCAGTGTTCAAGATGCCTTGAACAACATCAGCAACGCCACTGGCACCTTCCTGGGCAAGCTGGAGGAGCAAACCGGTGCCGTCGCAGGGTTGTCTAAGTTTTTGGTGCTGCTGGCAGATAACGTTGACCTGGTAGCGGTAGCAATGGGAGGTGCAGGCGCTGCAGCTCTCACCACTTATGCCGCAAAAGCCTACGTCGCTGTGAGAGCGCTGTTGGCTCAGCGTGCTGCTGCGGTTAGAAGTGCAGAGGCTGCTGTAATCGCCGCTGATGCTCAAAGGCTTTTCGCTCAAGCGCAACTTCAGCAAGCTCAGGCTTCTGTGGCCGCCGCTACTGGCCTGCAGCGTTTGGCTCTAGTCCAGACACAGTTAATCCCAAAACAGGCCGCGCTCACTGCCTCAACAGAGGCGCTGGCCATTGCTCAAGCTAACTTGGCCCAAGCGACCGTCCGAGGCGGCCTTCTCGCTGCGCTGGGTGGTCCAGCGGGTCTTGCCGTGCTGGCCGGTACTGCCGCCGCGAGTTTCCTGCTGCTGCGAGACAACTCGGATTCGCTCGAAAAGAAGCTGGGCGACCTCGGCGACCCGCTCGACAAGCTGGTCGAGCGCTTCAACAAGCTGAACAGCGCGACCCAGGCCGTAGCGCTGCGCGAACTTCAGGGCAAGATCGAAGACACGCAGAGCCAACTTTCTCAGGTGTCGGGCTCAATTGCTGATCGCTTCGAGAATGACCTTCGGGGTGTTGGAGCGGCTGGTGTCGACGGCCTGATGATTGGTCTGGCGCCCATGCCTGGGGAGGCTCAAAAAGCGCTCGACCTGGTACGGTCTGCCGCGGAAGATTTTGCCAATGGCGCGGTTGTGGACTGGAAGGCAGTCGCCGACCAGGTGCGCGGCATCCCTGGCGTTACCGAGGCTATGGCCCAGGCTATCGAAACCGGGCAGATCAAAGCCTCGGACCTAAGTGGCGAACTGCAGAACCTGAAGACCAAGCTCGCTGAGTTGACGGGTGAGACGGACCGCAACACGGCTGCAACAACGGCCAACAATGCCGCGAAGACCGGCATGAGTACAGCGGGGCAGACCTATCTCGACACGTTGCAGAAGCAGCTGGCCGGACTGCAAGACAATGGCGATGCCAACAAGATTGCGAATCGCTACCTTGCGGAGCACGCCGACCTCACCGAAACCGATCGCCAGGCGATCTTGTCGGCAGCGAGCGCGATCGAGGCGCAGAAGAAAGCCAACCAGGGCGCGAAGCAGGAAACCAAGGATGCCACCTCGGCGCAGACGAAGCTGAATCAGCAGCTGAAAGAAGCTGAGACTGCTTACCAGCAGCTGAAGAAGGCGTTTGATCCGGTTGGCGCTGCGTCCGATGAGTTCCAGAAGCAGACCAAGACCCTGGACCTGCTGTTGGCTGAGAAGAAGATTACTACCGAGGAATATGGCAAGGCGATTGGCGCCCTAGCCGAGCAGTTCAACACCGCGGTGCAAGCTTCGACCGGTCTGTCCCGAGCGATGAAGTACCAAGCCGACCTTGAGCGCCAGTTGGCGATCGCTCAGCAGCAAGGTGATGCGGCAGCCGCCTCGGTCGGGATGGGTGACAAAGCCGCCAGCCGAGCTCAGGCCAGGCTGGCGCTTGAGCAGGACAACAACAGCAAGATCCTGGCGTTGCGCGAGGAGCTGGCCACCGCGTCGACCGCGAAGCAACGGCAGGAGCTCGAACAACAGATCGCGCTGCGGCAGCAGTACGGCGCCAAACTGGTTCAGGTGCAGGAAGACACCTTCTCCAAGATCGACGCGGCCCAGTCTGACTGGACCAACGGGGCCTCGGCGGCCCTGGAGAACTACCTTGATAGTGCTGCTGACATCGCAGGGCAGACTCAGGACCTGTTCAGTAATGCTTTTTACAACCTCGAAGATGGGGTCACCCAGTTCGTGAAAACTGGGAAATTCGAGTTCAAGGATTTCGCTGACTCGATCATCGAGGACCTGATCCGCATCCAGGTGCGCCAGGCCGCGGCCGGCTTCCTGAGCTCGGCATTCGGTTTCCTTGGTGGCGGGAGTTCGGCGCTTGGGCAGGGCACCATGAGCGGGTTCAGCGAAGGTTCATTCGTGAAGAATGCCAAGGGCGGTGTGTATGACTCGCCAAGCCTGTCGGCCTATTCGGG